TTGCGTTCGTTCTTGAGGTGGGGTCGGTTGTTGTTGGCGTTTTTTTTTTTTTTTAATGATACGGCGACCACCGAGATCTACACTCTTTCCCTACCCGACGCTCTTCCGATCTGCCGCCAATGGTACGCCCTATGTGAAAAAACCCTGGAATGGTTACAGCGCGTCAACCATGCGCCACATTAACGAGCTGCTTATGCAACAGGGCTTTCCGAAACTGTCCGCGCGCGTGTGGCGTGCTATGGAAGTCGGCCAATTTTACCACGAGGACGAAATTCCCGCGCTCGCGCTACGTCTAATGTGATGTTAAAAATCTACCAGAAAAAAGGAGACTGCAAAAATGAAATGGGGAAAACTTACAGCAGAACGTTGCCGCGTGTACACGCTTGAAATTACCGACGTTGACCATGAAATGGTACGCCAAACCGACAGAGGCACGTATATTTATAGCGAATTTGCCGCCCGTAAAGCGCTAATGGAAAATCAATTTTTTCAGTGGGACTGCGCCGCATTTGATTTTCCGTATCAAGTTCGCCTGTATGAGTCCGATACCCCCGACACGTTTGATATAGAAGTTTTTTGGAGAAAAGAATCTTAAATCCGAAACGTTCCTTTTCAGGAACGTCGCAGCGAGGTGAGCGCCGCTGCCCGATGATGGTAATGCTCTAGATTAAAAGAGGCCGCGACGCCTAAACAGTCGCAGAAAGGAAAAAAGTTATGAAAAACATTACCAGAACCATCCGCACGCTGACCGTTGAGTTTCCTGTCAAGTCTGGAAACGGCTTTGTTGCGCGCACGGAAACCGTTATTGACATGGGCGCAGCTGCTGTCCGGGCAGAACTCAAGAAACGGTGCACCGCCGCCGACGTGAAGTTTCTCGGCGAGTATGAAGTTGTCATCGCCGAGGAACACACGTTCTCCATGCCTATTGATATGTTCGTCGAATACGCGAACGTTATCGACTAACCGAGAAAACCAAAGCTGCGCTAACGGCTATACGGGTGGAAAGGAAAAAAGAACATGAATAATATCGTTATCAAAGGCCGCCTTACTGCCGACCCCGAAATTCGCAAGACTTCGAACGATGTTGCCGTTGCCAACTTTACCGTTGCTGTAGACCGCACGTTCAACCGCGATGAAAGTGATTTCTTTCGCTGCACCGCGTGGCGTTCTACGGCGGAGTTCGTCCAACATTATTTCAAGAAAGGGCAGGAAATTTTTCTGAACGGCGAGATGCAGTGCAACGTTTGGGAAGATGAAGACGGCGAAAAGCACTCGTCGTGGACGGTTCAGGTCATGAACGTTGAATTCTGCGGTAGCAAGTCAGAAACTGCGGGCACGCCCAAAAAGAAAACGTACAAGAAGTAATCAAACCAGCGGGCGCGTGTAAAAACTACATTCGCCCGCTTTCTTTTAAGATTGGAGTGAATAATCATGAAAACGTTCCTTGGCTACGTGTTTTGCGCCGCTATTGGTGCATCCCTTGCAGCTATCTGCATTTTCGTCCCGCTGCTGATTGGTGGGTGATACGCTTGTCAGCAAAATGTGAATTCGCGGAAACGTGTTTCGAATGCCCGTTTCCCGACGTTCCTTCTTGGTGCAATTCAGTTTTCGATTCGAGCGAGTATTCAGACGGGATCGAGATATTCAGGCGGCAATATACTATCCAGCCATTCTTGCGTGATAGTCTTGACGAGCCCGTAGAAATTTGTGCGGTTCGTTCTTCCGCTGATGGCATTCTGAGATTATCGATCTTTTATGACAAGTTTCTAATGGCGTGGCTGGACATTGGCCGACGGTCTCCGCATAGTAAAGCGAATGTGATATTTTCTGTCGGTCTTGAAGTATCGCTAACAAGAAAGCAAGCTTACGCCCTGATTCAAAGCTGCTACAAATATTGCTATGGGGTAGGTAATCTCATGGCACGCACTATAGATTGCACGAATGGGCAGGTAATCGCGCGAAAAGCAAAGGGCGAAATCAGCAAGAATGAATTCTATGCTATCTGTGATCAGCTGAAATCAAAGAAAGGATATACATTCGTATGATTTTCGATCTAAACGAAGAAAAACTCAAGCTGTTGGCAATTACCGCGTGTCCCGATGAATTGCAGTTAGACACATATTGTTTACTTTTGGACGACGAAGTGTTTACTGATTTGTACGATTGCTCAGAGATTGACGCCTGCTGTGCGTGTTGGATGGAGTGGCTTTCAGCGGAAAGCAAGGAGGTTTAATTTGGTATGTCGCACAAATTAGTAAATAGACAGTTAATTTACAGAGCTAAACATGAGTGCCCCCCGGATTTTTCATACGGCGAATATTGCCAAGTACCAGAAGATGCGCATTATAACGATTCATTCATACCTATTTGCAGAGCTTGTTGGGCGGAATACGACCCGGAAAGTGAGGTTAATGTTGAAGAATAATTCTTATGTTTGCGTTCCTGCTGATAAACTCGCGGAACTGATTATGACAAAGTGCCCGCCTACTATGTACCCTACAGATGATACTTGCATGGAGCGCGATGCTAATGGTTGTATCAAATGCTGGCGTTCATGGCTTAAAGAAAGTGAGGATAATGGATAATATGTATATTTATATTTCTACGGATAACATTGTGGAGCTTATCAGAACATCATGCCCGCCTAATCATCCCGTTTCTGATAGCCGATGTTACAAAGTCGATGATTGTCTTGAATGTTGGTGGAAATGGTTAAAGGGTGGTGAAATAAATGCCTGAATACGTGAAATTTGACATAGCTCGATCAATAATATGTGTTATTTGCGCACAAGCATACCCTGATGAAGATTGCCCCACAAAATGCGATTGGATGGATATGCTTAAATGTGGCTGCAAAAAGGACGGTGAATAATTATGCCCCGTAAAAGAAAACCTTTAACAGAATGGCAAAAGCAAGCCAAAAACTTCAAGGCCAGAATCCGGTACAGTGAGAAAAAAGGCTATAGTGTTTCAGAATATGCCCGGTATGTAGCAGAGCACATTAAGGAATATACGGCAGAGGAACTAAGGGACTTTACCCATGAGGTAATCCGCGACATTGATAGCGTTTCCGAGGCGCAGTTAACCGTAGACAATTACCGCAAATTTTTGGAAGAGTTTATCACACCCGGCCAGAAATATGAATCGCAAGGCGCTTATTTGCTGCTTGCGTGGTTCAATTCGTTGCTAGATACGCGAAGCGTGGTTAAAGTGGCTGAAATGATTAAGCGCGGCCTTGAGGAAAACGGCCTGCCTGACTATTCAGCGAAATATCGAGAAAAGGATGCCCTTGTTTATATCGGTAAAATGCAGGCGTGGCTGCCCGAAGATATGCGACTAACGGACGAGCAAGTTTATCATTACGCAAATGACTACGATAGCGTTGACTGGGGAGATATCTACGACTATAACTACTAAAAAGAAAAAGCAGCAGCTTGAACCGCGTGTGTTTACACAGCGCTATGCGTGCGACTTTGAAACAAGCGTTTTTGAGGGGCAGGAATATACGGAAGTTTGGTCTGCTGCATATGTTGAAATAGGCGGCAAGTCAGAGCAAGTAACAGTGTGCAAATCAATTGGCGAGTTTTTCGACGATATGTTTTCCCACGATTTTAAGCGCCAAATCCTCTACTTTCACAACCTCAAATTTGATGGTGCTTTCATTCTCGATTACTTTATCTCTCAGCTTGGATGGAAACAGGCGTATACGCATGCCGGCGGCAGCCAATTTGAGGGGACAGTTTGGGCAAAAGATCAAGATATGCCGTCTAAAAGCATTAAATATATGATTGCGGATAAACAAGGAGTTTGGTACAGTATCGTAATTAAAGGCGCTAACGGAAAGATTCTCGAAATCCGTGATAGTCTAAAGCTGCTTCCTCTGCCACTTAAATCTCTTGGCAAATCTTTTAACACAAAGCACCAGAAGCTTGAAATGGAATACAAGGGTGAACGTCATGCTGGCGGCTTCATCAGTCCAGAAGAATATGAATATATAGCAAATGATGTGCTTGTGCTGAAAGAATGTCTTGAAGTCACATTCTCAGAGGGGCACACGCGCCTTACGATTGGCTCGTGTTGTTTTGACGAGTGGAAAAAAACTCTTGGCGGCGATAGAGTTTATAAGGATTCGTATCCTAATTTGTGGCAGCGCCATATTGATGAGGAAATATTTGGCTCTCTGTGTATCGGAAGATATATCCAACGGGCGTATAAAGGCGGATGGTGCTACGTGAATCCTAAGTTTGCTGGAAACCCCCAAACCAAAGGCTGCACATTTGATGTGAATTCTTTGTACCCGTATGTTATGCACAGTATGTCTGGCAATGAATACCCCGATTATTTGCCTAGTTTTTGGCGCGGCAATTACATACCGGAGTGCTGCACATTGGGCGAGAAAAGACTAGACGGTGGCAGATTCAAACCTGACTACTATTTTGTCCGCTTCAAATGCCGCTTCAAGTTGCGTGATGGCTATTTGCCCACGGTGCAGATTAAAGGCAACCCTCTGTACAAAGGCACGGAGTGGCTTAAAACATCCGACGTATATAATCAGCGCACTGGTCAGTATCATGCCACTATCATAAACTTTGAGGGCGAGAAAGTGAAACCTATTGTCACCCTTACCATGACTTGTACCGACTATGAATTATTCCGTGAGCACTACGACGTGTTTGATTTGGAGATTCTTGATGGCTGTTATTTTCAGACAAGAAAGGGAATATTCGACCAGTATCTCAACAAGTATCGTGAAATTAAAGAAAACAGCACCGGCGGCATACGCTATCTTGCAAAACTTTTTTCCAACAATCTGTACGGCAAAACTGCGGCGTCCCCGGATAGCAGTTTCAAAGTAGCGTATGTAAAAGAAGATACGTCTATTGGTTTTTACCCTAACTTCGCTCAGGATAAGACCCCCGGTTACATTGCTATCGGCGCTGCAATCACAAGCTATGCCCGCTGTTATACTATCCGTGCTGCGCAAGCGAATTATGAACACTTCTGCTATGCTGACACGGACAGCATCCACCTGAATTGCAGCCCGGAAGAAGTAAAAGGAATTACAGAGCACCCGCGCACATATGGCTGCTGGAAGTGTGAAAGCGAATGGGATTACGGCCTGTTCCAGCGCCAGAAAACCTATGTCGAGCACGTGATGAAAGAGAACCACGAGGAAGTGCAGCCACATTATGATTTGAAATGTGCCGGCATGCCTCAGCGCAGCAAGAAACTATTCTTGCAGTCGTGCGGCGAAGACGAGGGCATTGTGCCAGAGAATGATATGGAACGAGAATTCCTATCTGAACGGAGAAGCATCGAGGACTTCAAGGTTGGGCTATGTGTTCCGGGCAAGCTGCGCCCTAAGAGAATTCCGGGTGGGATTGTGCTGGTAGATACGACATTCCAATTTAAGGAGGGTTAAATAAAATATGGTTGAAAATGTTTGTGCTGCTGTTAGCAATTATGCAACAGAAGCACTGCAAAATGAATTGAATTATTATGGTGAAAAAGGATTTTCTTTGGTTTCAGTTCAAATGGCAATGGACAAATATGGGAGTCAAGTAATGTATTTGTTCTTTGTTCGTCACGCAGAATAAAAAATTACACCCCCTACCATACGATAGGGGGTATAACTATATCTAAAACACTGCTTGCTGCTGCGCGGTCGCTAATACCGATAACCTACGTCGAGCCGGTTTCACCCGGTAGCCTCTCGCCGTGGCACAACAGGGACGCGGTGCAGATACCTCAACAGGATATAGTTTTCACAAGGGCTTCTTTGCTTTCAAGATTCTTGAACCTGAATCTGCCCATTTCAAACTGGTGTCTCAGCAGCGCAATTAGGCTATCATAACCGCCGCCGAGAATATAGTCAACATCGTGGTCATCCGTGTTGACTGTGATTTTCATGGGATGTGTGTGGTCAACAGACGGGGAGCAGTAAAGCATACTGCCAAACTTGTTTGCTTCCGGGTATTCCCTCACGCCATATTCATTACCATGATATTTAATTGTGCACAGGTACACATTCTTGCCCGTCATTTCTTCGACAAACGCCTGATTATCACTAAGGTATTTACCGCTATCAGAGAAGCCGATGTATGCGGTCTTGCTAAAAGCCTTAGAGAATCCGCTTTCAGCTTGTGCCTTTGTTGCGCTTTCATTGTAGCCCTGTTCCAGCACAAAGCCGTGTCCGCGCATGAACTTCACTTTGTCATTCAGTCTGCTGCTGATTCCCATAGCAGAATAGTACGGATTCAGCACGGTAACTGGATTACTAATCATAATCACTGGCACATATCTACTCTGTTCGCCACCGCCTCTTGCAATGGACTTATGAATTGAAATGAATTTGTTCATTTCATTAGGGCAGTACACTCCGGTTTCACTTTGGAACTCGTCGAACAGCAGGACAGTCGTGTCATTCAGATAGTGAGAATATTTCTTCACCTGTTCAGCGGAGTTGAGTGCCACGGCATAACCGCAACACTCAGCCTCGCCACTGTCTTTTGCAAGCATCAGGTGCACAAAGGCTTTGCTTTCAGACATTTGCTGCGTAAGCGTATACCCCGGAAAGAACAGCGCACCAATTTCCTTGAAGAACTTGTCCGCGCAATCCTGCAATTCGTACTTGTAGCGGTAAATCAGGCAGAATTTTCCCTTGCCTCGGAGATACCGGCGCACAACATAGCGGTTGAACCATGTAGTTTTACCTGCGCTTCGGTTACTGGTGCAGATATAAATCTCCGGGCGGTTGCCGTCAATGTCATTCAGGCTAAGCAGCTTTGTGCCATCGTAATACTTGCTTTCCATTTCTTATCCTTTCATATCTACGTAGCGCTTCATGATAATGACCGCGCGCAGAAGCGTTTCATTAAGGTCAATGTTTCCCATGCCATCGCCCGCAATTGCGTCACAATCAATCAGAGCTTTGATGTCGTTGTATGCCCATTTCGGCACGTCATTCAGGGTTTTGTAAACCATTTCAGTTTCCTCACTTTCGGGTTTGGTTTCAGGCTTTTCTTTTTCGTCTGCCAGAAGAGAGTAATTCGGAACGCCGTACCCGCGAACATAGCGGGAGTTAACAAGCAAATTCCGTCTGCCAACAGTGTCGCCCTTGTTGCCTTCGATGACGGTGATATTGTAGCCATTGCAGGTTTCAACAATTCCGACATGGTCAGGGATTCCAGAACAGTCGCCGTGCCCACTGTCGTCCCAGTCATAGAAAATGATGTCGCCCGGCTTCGGGATATAGTCATCGCGCTCTTCCCAGCAGTTGGCAAACATGTACTTGCTAATCATTTCAGGGCATGAACACTCCGGGAATACAATGCGGGAAAATCCCGCAATGTACCCCATGGCGCTCACGAACGTGGCGCACCAAGCGTCGCTGTACTGTACCTTGTATCCTCTAGGCAGAGGGTGGTTCTTGTTGTAAATGTCGATGATTTCCTGCTTCTGCCCGTTGTATGTGTTTGCGCCCATATAGGCGCGGGCAGTAGCAACGAGAAGTTCTCGAAGTTGTGTAACAGTCATACAATACCCCTTTCATCACGAACCGGTGACGGTCAAAGTGGCAGCGGAAGCGGAAGCGGTAACAACATACTTGACGGGTTGAGCAGCAGCGCCAGCGCCAAAGAACGTGAGGGCATAAGTGGCAGAACCGGCTTGTTTCCAACTAGCTAGACGAATTGTCTCCCCGTTAAAGGAGAGCCAGATATTACCTCGGTTTCTGCTTATCTCGTCTTTAATGATATTGTAGTAGCCATTATTATAATTTGTGATTTCTCCCTCTACTGTGCCTATAAGAACCGCATTAGAAAGAACAAAATCAATATCTGGTAGCATAGTCCCGTCGAGCGCTTTATTATAGATAGAGTCAATGCTAACATCTCTATAAGCAAAGACACCGTTATAAAGCCGCAAGTCTGACCAAGGCATACCATCAATCGTTTCTTTATTATAGTCGCCTGTAGCGAGGTATGGGAGGTTTTTGTTGCTTGCCGATGAATTCTCACCAACTCCCAGAACTATATTAGCGTGTCCATCCATATCTTCTGCGAACGTGGGATTAGCAACCGACGGGGTGTCATCAGTCACAAGCCGCCCGGTGGAAATAGCGCCCCACGCAGTATCAGAAGCGGCTTTGACGAGATTATACCACTGAACGCCAGTGGTGCTAGCGATACTAGTCGAGACAAAAACAACTGTATCATTTGCCCAACTTTGCTGAACAGCCCAGATAGGTCTAGTGCCCGTGTCGATCCCGGTAATGAGCATATAAATCGGAGTATGCGGGTTTGCTGTGATAAACGCCTTTACTTCGGCTGGGGTCATGTCAGCGGATGTAGTACGTGCGTCGTAGGTGAAATACTTAAATTCATCCACATATTCAAGTCCGCTCCCGTCTTGTTTCATTTTCAGAAATTTTCCGTTATGAGCGGTAGCCGGTGTGGCCAGAAAACCTATCGCATTGTACGTGCCTTTAGTCTGCCCGCCAATAGTGGACAGAGTAAGTCTGCCGTACGACATATCTGTTCGTCTAACGACATTGAGGAAAAACGCTTTAAAGACATTATTGGAAAATGAAAAGTCAAGGACTTGAAAGTAAGCCCCAATGTCTGCGGGGGCAATAAACACCGGAGTTCCGTTTTCTTTAGCCTCATAAATTTCTTCGACCGTATATGTTTTATTACCATCAGTCAACGTATAAATTCTTTCGTCAATATTCGCGACATCAATAGTGATGTACAGCGGCTTGCTAGTTGGGTCTTTAAGCTCCCACTTATGTTTATTGACAACAAGCGTCTTGCCATCATCGGAGTCGTCAGGATTTGGGGTGGGCACATAGCCAGCAAATCTATACACGGTCGCAGACCCAAGCCCACCAATGCTTAGCACAGCAGGAGAATTGGCGATTACCCCCGTGAACTCATACATGGTATTGTAAAGAGAAGAAACGTAACCAGTATTAAATGAAACAGGAAGTCCTCCGGCGCTATCAGGTAACGTAATGTTGAACTTCATTTGTTTATTAGCAGCGAGATCCGCAAGAATGGAATCAAAACTTGCGTCAAAAGTCACCGCATATTTAATTGCGCCCTCCGTAGCATCATAGCCCAAGTCAGTAACTTTAGTTGAATTTACTGTAATAACCTCATAGCCAGTAAAAGGAACTTCGAATTCCTTAACGCCATACTTCCACGCAGTCGTTCCAACGTCGGCAGAAAGCTCGATAACCCGCACAGGCATTTTGTCAGAAGCCGTAGCGTAATTGGACGTAACGAACGTAAACGTCATGTGGTTTCCGCCATAAATATCGAACGTGCCGTTCCAGTATTCCGCCCCGTCAACACTGTCAATCAGTCGCGTCGGAAGATTCTGATACAGCTTGCCGCTAGTGTCTGAATGATACTGGGCGTAAACAGCGTTCGGCGTTGATTCGTCATTCGTGGTAATGACATTGTTTGCCCCACGAGTAAACTGGAAACCCTCGTAGCGAATGAAATCAAAGATTTTAGAATCAATGGTTTCGTGCGTCCAGGTATTAGTCGAAACATTGCCGATAATATAATCAAGGGTTTTACTAAGTTGTTTAACGCCGTGTTCTGTGTACACGCCGCCGTCATACCCGAACGCGATTCGAATAAGGTGATTAGTAGAATTAAGCGTAGCAATGGAACTAGTGCGCGTGTAGCCGTCATAGATAAGCTTAGCATTAACCGCTACGCACAAATTTTTGTCCGCCCACACAGGAGCATAAAGCTGCGCAAACTCATAAGGCGTAAGGTTACAATCAAGCGAACCGGATTCAGAAATGTTTGCAGCAAAGTTAACAACGCCATTCGCTGCGGTAGAGGGAGTGTTAATCTCGATAAACTGCAACCCCCAGTCCTCATCAAGGGACGGTTTAGAATTGGCCGGAATCGTGATTTTTGCAATTTTCTGACGAACGGCGTAGTCGCCATTAGCATCATAGGTCGTGCTAACAGGGACGATAATATTAAAGTCGTCAGATGATTCATCAGCCCAATTACCCGCATTATAGGAGCACGAAGCAGCGTATACAAGTTTGCGCCCCTCATCAGTGGTTTCCAAGAGGGTGGCAATCATGTCCCTGTCATTTACCCACTGACGCAATTCGCCCCTTGTAGGCATAGTCCCGAGCGGCCTTGCGCTGTGCGGGGGCGTACCGGAAAAAGTCAAGAAATGAATTTTCTTGTTTGTAGACTCAACCACTTTCAAGCGCTCATTCAGGAGACTGTCCGCTGTTTGTCTGTTTGCAATTTCGGCGGTCAGCCCCTCGTTGAGTTTATTCACCGTTTCACCTGTGTTATTAAGCTGACCAACTACTTTGCAAAGCGTTTCGTAGTAGCTCATGCTTTCATCATACACAAGCGGGAGAATGGGCTGACAGTAAAAGCTCATGGTGTTCAACATACTGACTGTGTCCATAACTTCACTCCTTTACCATACGTTCATAAATTCGGTTGAAAGCTCGTTAATCATTCTGCGCTCAATATTGATAAGCGTGTTAGCGACATCTTTCATAAGTTCAATTCTTGCCTTGCCGCCAGCCTTGCCCTTAACTGTCTCCGCGGTGTTAGCTTTGCGGTCAGACGTTTCGTTATGTGATTCTGTGTTGTCGTTCGTCTGATCAACCAATGCGCGGCGGGCATAGGACAGGTACGCCATACCCGCTGCATCCTCAGCGGGCTTAACAGACACAAGGCCATTCTGCGGCGTGTCGCTGTCAAGGTTGTAATTGTCAGCACTAACCGTGTTCTTATTCGTGCGGCCGCCAAGCGCCTTGTCGTTGTAAGCGCCAGTGAACGTGCGGACAAGGTTGGTGTCGCCATAAAGCGCCTCAATGTCCTCAGCCGTAAAATCACTGATGCTGTTGAACGTGGACTTTACAAGCTGCGTATAGAACGGGGCGATTTCCGCAAGCTGTTCGTTCATGTGGAACACCCAAAGCGCTGCCGTCTCCCAGCCGATTTCCCGCGTGTAGTAGTGGGCGAGAATTCTTCTACATATATAAAATGTTGTAGGCTCGTCTACAAATTCCCACGGGATAACACTACGTTTGAACGGTGAGTTCTCTCTGCCTGTACTGCCAATGGGGAAGATTTGGGGGGCAGCTGCACCAATGATTTCGGCAATGGGTCTGGTCTTGTCATCAACCAGCGATTCGCAAATGAATCTTACCTGTGTAGTGTACAAGCTCATTCTTTCGGTTCACCCCCGTTATCCTCAGGATTCGGGTCAAGCCAGTCATTAACGGTGTTACCCTCGTCATCGGAAATACCAGACGTATAAAGGGAGTTAACAGAGACTTGAATATTCAGCCCGAACATTTTGTTGATTTGCTCAGCGGCTTGCTGTCGCGCTTCCAGCTTTGACATACGGCAAGCAGATGTACCAGCGGTCGCCTGTTGGATTTCGTCAGTAACAAGGCGCTCACGTTTGGAAATCGTAAGGTTCGGGACGCCCTGCATTGCCAGAGCTTCGTTCCAGATTTCTCGCTTGAGGTCTTGCAACTCAGCAGCCGTGTATGGAACACCGGGATTCAGCACCTGAATGTTATTCAGGTTCAGGTCTTTGTCGCCAAAGATAATCGGCACATTACCGTCATACTGCATCATGAGGTTCTTGAACGTCAAACGTTGGGATTCGGGACACGTGACAATGACCGGGGTTTTCTGCGCTGCCGCGTTTACATCAACGTCACGGTCAATATTCTCAAGGCGGTGGGCGTAAGTCCATGCCTCATAAGCGGATGGGAGTCTCAGGCGGTTATTCCAGATAAGAACAGAGTTGGTGTTATCCAACTTCCATTGATTCTTGCCCACACTTGAAGCATACGCCACGCGGTTAATTGGCGTATTGTACACGTCAAACGGGCCATTCGCCATCACGCGCAAAGCAAGATAGCCCTGCTTGTCATAATCTTCTTTGCCCTCAAGACGCGCCGCTTCTGAAAGCACATCGTCCTTAAAGAACACGGCACAGCCAGTCGAGAACAGGCACAACTCCATGAAGCGCGGGTCAACGCTCGGAGGGAGATTCTCCCACGTGAACAGAGACGTTGCGATTTCCGTTAGCTTGTTGAAGTAAAACTGATACCGTGTGGTGTTGTCGTATGCCGTTTCCCAAAACTGCCGCGAGTGAGAGCCTTTAGGGTTTCGGTATGGTTTACTCAAATTATTATCACCTACTTACAGTGAGTTGTCAAGCGAGTAGTTGCCTACTCGAGTAAAGGGGTTTCCGGTGGACAAATCAATGCAGCGCCAAAAAGTAATGCCCCGGTCGTAAATCTGCACAAGCGCTGCGGTAACGTCTGCGGGCGCGCTGCCAGTGAGAGTGCAGCCGCAGGTCTTGACATAATTCCATGCCTTGCGTCCGTTGCGGTTGGGGACTTTAAGACGATTAGTCTTATAGCCGTACATCGAAAAGAAATCGTCGATAATTCTGGCAAACTGGCCTTGGATGCGGTAGGGCATATAGTGGAATCCTTGATAGCCCATGGCACAAAACACACTAGAGGATTGCTGACCACGGGCGTGATTTGGCTGAGTGGAGGCTGTCTTAACTTGAGCGACAAGGTTAATTGTTTTATTAAGAACATCACCTTGCGCGTTATAGGAGACATTCTGCATATTCTGATACGCGTTCGCGTATTGCCCGACGGCCTGAATAGTTTGTGCCGACCCAGCACCGGTCATTGCCGCGCTCATGCCAGCAACTTCGCCAGCCATACCAACACCGGTTGCGGCCAAAGCTACTTGCTTTACAGTGTCAATTGTAGTCGTTGCCACACCGGCAGCAATCGCATATTTGTTCTGAGCAATCCATGCCTTAAACGTATCAACATTCCACGCACACTGTGGGAAGCCACCCATAAGAAGAGATTCCTGAAAGTTTGTCGGAAGCCCTTTATAGTTAACGGGAATAGACGCACACTCAAGATTCCCGTTTACTGCACCAACAATGTTGAACGTTGGCTTTCGGTCTGTAAAATATTCATAGGCATAATTTGCCGCGTTGCCTTGAAGGTTGTCGACATAAACGCCACAAAATGGAGCGGTGTATAGCTTGTTGTTTTTCGGCTTATATCCATCAAACGTGCCAGTAAAGGCAGGAATGGAATCGACAGTATCAGGAACAAGGCCAGTGGCCAAATCACCAGTAATTGACCAGTTCATGAAAAACTTTGGGTACATGGTAATGCTCACGATGCCGTCTGCTTTGTTGGCTTTCGTGGCGGCCTCAATAATTGCATTTGCTTGCTGAACACAGGCTTTAGGGTTGGCAAGGTCATACTTACAAAGATTCTTCGTCAGCCCCGTATAAATACCACTATCAACGCCGCCTACACCGCCAGTTGTGGCATCTTCGATAACCCACTGGTTATTTTTATATGTAGCTTTCCATGTAGCAAGAATGCAAATTACGTAATTACTTTTCAAAAAAATATTCGGAAAGTAATCCGCGTCGTACACGTATTCCCCCAGCTCGAAAGATTCGGGATTGAGGTTGTCACCAATTGCATCCGTCATTGCGTGTTCGCGCTCAACAAAGCACTGCCCAACGTTAACGTCAAAGAGGTACGTCTGCATGGGGTCAATGGAATAATAGATGCGCGAAGTAGTGTTGCTGATATACTCGACCTGCGTAATGAACGCATAGAACCATTTTGTGCCGTAAGCAGTGTTACGGAACATCATATAGTTACAATCAAACAGTTCATCAGCGGTTTTGTCCAACGTAATGTACGGCCGAGGATAACGTTGGTATGAAACTTTATCGAAATAGAACGCAAGCGCATACGTAGTAAATGCCGTCGCTTGCTGTTCGGGGCTATCAAACCAAATGGTGTGGTCGAATGACGGTTCAAGAGGCACATTCTTTAGAATGTACACGTCTGAATCTGGAAGTATCATCGACATAGAACCACCTGCCTTTAAAAAATTTCCCTCCTACCCGCCCGACCACTATTTTAACGCCGTGGCCATTCGTCTGTAACTTGATTACTTAACTGTGACAGTGCACGTGGCTTTCATCGTGCCGTCAAAGGCAGAAGTAGCAGTAATCGTTGCGGTAGCGGACTTCGCGTCTGCATCAACCGTGACTACACCAGCCGCCGAAACCTTAACATCCGCTGCGTTGCTCGTCCACACAACAGTCTGCGGGGCGAAGTATTCAGTCTCAACCACACAGGAAAGAGACACGCTACCGCCCTTAGGAACGGATGCGGTAGTCGGAGACACAGTAACGGAAGTGACCGTAGGAGTGCCCGGAACGAACAGGACAGAGTTAGCGAACGGGGACACCGAGAACGTCTTCCACACGTGGTAAAAGTAGTTCCAGTAAAGTCCCTGACCGTTATACTGCTCGGTGAACTGCGTCAGCATATCGAACACCATGAACCAATCCTTATCAACAATCACCGCCGGGATTGCATTCAGCGCCGTAAGCTCGGCCTGAGTAGGCTCATTGTACGTCGGGTCGCCAGCGAAGATTTCACCAAGGCGGGCAATGTCAAGGTCGCCGAAACCATCAATAAGAACACGATGACCAAGGAACTCGGCCTTATCCATGTTGAACGCAGAAGCAAGGACATTCACATCCATGGTAGCATCAAACACGGAATTAACAATCATGTACTGGTCGGTTTTTTCGGTGAACGTGCGGACGGCTGCGGGGTTGTACTCGCTGTTCATGAACGTCAGCTTATTGGACACACCCTTAACTGTGGTGACAATCGCTTTCGCATTCTCAGCGTTCACGGTCGGGACAGTGACAGGATACACGCGGCCATCAAGAATGTGACGGGCAAGCAGGTACTTCATGACAAGGAACTCGTCGTAGTTCGCGCCCGTATACATGGAATCTACGATTCGGGCAATCAGGTCGGTCACGCCATCCCACGACAGGAACGCCTGTTTGAGCTGCTCCTGCGTGACGGTTGCCTTATAGAACTTCTGGTAGTTCATAATGTGGAACGCCGCGCGAACATCAGGCACGACGCGCTTGAAAACTTCCTGCTCAGCAATCTCAGGATTGAACTCCTGAACCTTTGCGATGTTGACGAAGATTTCCTCAATAGATTCGCCGTACTCAAGAACGCCTTTCTTGAAGAAAGCGATGGGATTGGAGTACATCTTCGACGTGAGCATCACACGACCAATGCGGTTAACCAGAGCGTTCAAGAACTCATTCTGGAGAGCCGGGTAATCCATGATAATCGCGCCAATCGTGCGAACGGATTCAACGTCATTAGCGTCGGCTTTGGGGACGTAGTTGCGATAATCGACCGAAGCGTTATTGCGGATAACGTTCAGAATATCCGCAGCGGACGTGGTCAGCGTCCTAATCTTAGGCTTAACAGGCATAAGCATTTACTCCTTTCAAGAAAACAGGTCATCATATTTTTCCGGAGATTCATCTTCGTCAGGTTCATCTTCCGGGAGCTTAGGGTCTGCCGGAGAATTGGGGGCAAGGAAACGGTCTTTGTATTCCTTAACCACATTCTCATATTTTGCTTTATAGTCGTCGCGTTCCTGTTGGAGCGCGGGATTAGACATTTCATCATACATACCCATAAGGTCGGAAACGTCCTTGAGCGTGGCTTCGTCATCGGCAGTAGCGTACTTACCGATAATCGTCTGAAACTGTTCGCGAGTTAGCACATTAAAATTCCTCCTTAATAGAATCTTGCATATGGATTTATCATCATCCATAGCGGCATTGACTTTCTCTTTTTGGGCGACGGTGGCGGGGCTGGGAGATTTGTAAGGTATGTATACCATTTATCGGCGTAGGTCATGCGCAACGACCGGGTCTGTTCCCAAGCAGAAAGATTGGGGCGCTCGTATTGAACCAGCCAAATGTCCGCTAAAGTGGCGGGAGAATCGGTGGAATGAATAAAAGTTTGCCACGTATTTGTATAAGACGGAAAGTAAGGATTTTGACCGAATTGGAGATTGTTGTCGTACTCATACTTAATCCGGCTCAATTCCAAATCGCCGCAACGCAACGGGTCATCCCAACCGTCCCCCGCCCAGTCGCTGAACTTTGTTCGCGGCGTCCATTGCACAAGCCCGTAACCGGCGTTGGGATTGCCAAGCTCGAACGAGGCTTCTGTCTGACCGGGATTCAAATTCGATTCAACTTGCATATTACCGAGCATACCGGCAACAGCATTTATTGACCAGCCTAGAGCGCCAAAATAATTCCAGATGATGCGTGCATTATTTTTCATAGCATCCTCTGTCATTTTGCCAAGCTCGTTAGTGTAGTAAGCTACCCACTCTAAGCCCTCAGAGGCCATGCTTGCGTAATCGGGGAGACAGTAACCACGAATGGACTTCTGGTCTATCGTGCGTTCCATCAGCTTAACGGAATCTCCGTTGTTACCCTCAATTACTGTAAACGTATTTCCGTTTACAACGCCAACTATACCACAGTGGTCTGGTTGCCCCTGATTGTCACCAGAACCAGAGTCATCCCAATCGTATTGAATAATGTCACCCATTTGGGGCACATAAGCGTCGTTTTCTTCCCATCGGTTAATGTTCTGATATAGCGTTACCATGTAAGGGCAATAGGCCGTTGGAAAAATAATATCCGTCAAGCCTAAAGCAATGCCGATATACGAAACGAACACAGCACACCAAGGTGAAGCGTAAGTAACAGTCGGGCCTCCTACATCTGTTTGGTAGCTATTGTAGGCGTCAATTATTTTCTTATAACTGCCGTCGTATTCATTAAGGCCGATACACGATTGAGCGAATGCGTAAACTGACGTTCTTAGTTCTTGCTCAGTCATTTAATCGTGAGCGTGTTGATAAGAGACTGCATAACAGAGGTATTGTTATTGATGGCAGTAGAAAGCTCGGAAATCTCTGCCTTGTATTCCTTCGTCAGATTAGCAATCTCTTCCTTGTGATATTCCGCAGATTTGTTGACATAGAAAAACATGATAAGACAACAAGCGATAGGAAATCCCACATTCGAAATAAGCTGAACGACTTCGTCCATGCAATTCACCCCTTTCTATAGTATCATGTTACCACAGTTCCGGGCTTACGTCAAATGGAAAGTTTTGGAGACGAGAGTGAACTGGTTATTGCTGGAAGCGAGTGTTGGTTAGAGGGGGATCAATAGCATCGATTCTTCCTGCAAGCTTTTCGAGGTCAGCCTTGTCAGCCTTACCTGCAATAATGGCATTCAAGT